TGATCCGCATATCCATCGGGATCTTCGTCAGTAATACGCATGGTTTCAATGTTGTACTCTAAGTCAATCTTCTGACCTACGCCAGTAGAACTACGAGATTTCATACACTGAATTTGATACTTACCTCGTTCACGCATACTGCGACTTGTGAAGATACCAAACACGTTGTCAGCAGTGTTAATCTTACTAATACCACCTGCAATGTGACTATGATCGAATTCAATTTCATCGACCGCAGTACGATTCAACTGTGACGCTGTAACTAGTAACACGCCTAGTTCTTTAGCTAAGTTACGCAATTCTTCCGCTACGTACTTGTCTTTAATAAACTGATCGTTAGGGCTGACTTTAACTGACACTGGCATAACCAAGTCAAGATAGTCAACCATCACAAAGTCAACTTTGATACCAGTCTGAATCTGTACTTCTTTTAAGTATGAACGAATGTCGTTAACGTTACTCTGTGCAGGCATGCCCTTAACACGATACTGCCCTGACTTCTTGCCTGTAATTTTAACCTTTAACGCAGTGTCATCAATAGCTTTACGAATCTCTTTAGTACTCATGCTAGTCAACATAGCATCAGTTCGCAACGATGTAAGTTCTTCTGACAATTCAAGTGAGATATACACCCCACTCATGCCCTGTTGCAGCCAGTTCAATGCCATGTTCATCATAACCAATGACTTACCTGAACCTGAACCACCTGCAAAAATATTCAGTTCACCACGACTAAAACCACCATAGAGTAACTTGTCCATCTGTGGCCAGCCCGTAGATACTTGTCCACCTGCATTGAAATATTTGTTGATACGTGCAGCCGGATCAGCAAAGTAGTCTGTACCCATGTCACGTTGTAAGCTGATTTGCACCGCGTCTTTGATTAGTTTTTCAACAGGATCAAATTCACCCTTCTCAAGCAAATCGGCCGCAGTTAAAATTGCACGTTCTAGTTCTTGTCTACGTGTGAATCCTTCAAACTCATCTAAGAACCAATCGTAGTGACCTTCTGTCAATTCAGGGATAGGTTCTAACTTAACACCCGTAGTGGCTTCAAGCATCTGTGTGTCAGGGATCGTGCTGTACTTCTCAGTGCTTTCTTTAAAAGCTTCCACCACAGACCGCAATGACTTGTCAAAGTTTGCTGGATTAATGATGTTTGCTACACGGGTGTATAGTTCAGCATTGGTCAACATCATTCGTATAAAATATTTCTGTACCTCTACAGTATATTCTATTTGCTTCTTAGAATCCTTTTTGTTTGCCAATTTTCTTCCTTTGTATTTCTAGTTTTATTTTACTATTAGTTGCATGTTGTAGTATAGTAAGTAGGGTTGGTAACTTCCCGTACCTCTTTACTGCATCGTTTACGTCTTTTATGTCATTCTCCCAAGTGGGCAAACTAACACTATATCCTAATTCTAAAGCTCTATCTACTAACTTCATACCTGCTTTATCGTAGTCAGGTACAACAACAATTTGTTTGTTCAATGTACTTAATAGTTGTGCTTGTTCGTTACTAATATCATCATGCATTACTGCAACACCGTCAATACTTAGTGCATCAAAGATACCTTCGGTGAGAATGCATACTTGCCAACTGGGATCTTGTATGTCTATATTGAATACGTAGCCAGGTTGTTGTTCGTTTAAGTACTTTGGAATTCTATTGTCTAAGAATCTACTTGTGTGTCCGACAATCTTATTCTTGTATGTATAGGGTATGATTACCCTATTGCCCATCCTACCGAGTTCATTGGGTGTTACCATGAACGGATATGTCGTAGTATCTATCTTCCTATCATGCAGATATTCTGTGTATACTTTGTGCAGGGGATTGTTTATGTCCAGCAATTCGCCCTCTGGTAGTTCATGATCTTTGAACTTTATTTTCTTTTCTTTTTTCTTTGTTTGAATAGTGTCTATGAAATCACGTTGTTGTAAACTCTCTAAGCTCCAACGTTGAATCTGTGTTTCATCGACACCACACCATTTGAGTAAGTTGCGTGTTTTTGCTGATAAGCTACGACCTAATACAAAATTACATTTGTACCCGCAATTAAAACAATGCATTGACCAATTCGTAGATCCGTCAAATTTAATTCCACCCCTACTACGCTTGTCAGGTTTGTGACCCAAGTGATGACAGCACACTGCATTAAAGCTGTGCCATCCACTATGGGTTAGTTTTTTCTTACCCGGGAGTATAGATAGAATATCAAACATGCTTGAACATTATAGCATGTTGAAAAGAGATAATCAACACTTGTGGTTAATTATCTCGCCAATATATTGGTCACTGCACCTGCATTACTGACAAACTGCATCCTTATATAAGGATGGTATCCTCGCACAACATATCCTTTAGTATCAGATATGTTAGCTAAACCTGTTTCAATAGTTATAGGATACCAGTCGCCATTTACAATCGTAGAACCTTCAATGATAACGTTACCGTAATATCTAGTATACTCTGCTTGCAACGATAATACTGGGTTGTCGTTAGTAGTAATAACACTGGTGTAGTATGTGTATCCTACGTTTGAGTTTGTGTTAGCTATTTCTGAAATGTTAGGGAATGATTGTCCTGTAGGGATAGTAACACTTTCAGATGGCAAGAATGAGGGTAGAACAGAATTAACGATATTCATCTCACCACGTGCACCTGCGTTTTGATCTACAAACACAGGGAAGTCAAACTCTGCTACTGGTATTTCTAAAGAATAATGGCATTTCTGTGCATTAATGTCTTCTAGTTCCGCTGGTCCTAAGATAAGTGCGGCAATACCTGTAGCAGGCAACTGTAGAGTCAATGCTTTTCTAACTAGTACTTCTTCCCCGGTGTAGTTAATGATTCTGCATGTTATTTCTTTGCCTGTGATATCAACAGGCTTTTGTTCTTGGTTCAAGAATTGGAATTGAATTTGATTATCAACTCCTTTGTGTAGTGTTAGTGGTTTAGCGTAGACTGGCATATATCTCCTTGGTGAATACCCGGATAGTAGCACAACAATTTGGCGCTGAGTATAGATAAAAACTGAAGTTGCATACATAGATTGTGGTTCTCAATCATGTATTTAGTCTATTAAATATTAATTTATTTAACTGGGACCAGGTGATAAATAAACGGGTAACTATAATAAATGATACAAAACGAATTTTTCAAAAAACTCAGCGAAAATCACCCCTTCATAACGGTCTGCTCCTATGCTAATCAGGATTACGTAGGAATCGTGCAGAACAGAGATGATGTTGTGACTACGATTTACGACTACGGTGCAATCGTGGATGCTGCCATTAAAGAAAAATTCTTAGAATTAGGTGAAGTCTGGTGGTGGGAATCTAATAGACTTATCCCCATCAATTTGTTTTTAAAGAATGATTGGGCTATATTTAAGCCTTACATTAGAACGTTCAATAACAAGAGTTTATCAATACTACACGGGCCTGCATGTAGTATGAATGAGTTAAGCAAACGCAGAAGCAAACGCAGAAGCATCACCCTTGTCAAGAGACTTGACTAACAAGTTCATATGAACTACAACCAATTGTGCATAAGCAATTGCGTGACTTTTCTTAAAACTATATCCGTCATCACCCTTATCCCATATAGTTTTACTAACTTCTTTCCAAGACAATCCAATCAAATGCTTCTTAGCAGGGCGAATCAATGCTAAAAACATAGCTAGTCTAGGGATTGTATTCACTGGCTCTGGCATCTTTTGTAAACTCTGATAGTGATTGCCCAAGTGAATTAACTTCTCAACGAACGACTTATCATTTAACTTAGACCAATCAGGGTCAGCCATTAGTTCTATTAAATGCTGTTCGTTATGGACTTGTTCATAGACATGCACGTTTAGCAAGTCAAGCTTAAAATACCCGCGCTTTTCAGCCTCAGTGTAGTCAATACTTGCCATGTTATTAACTGGATCGTATGGTACATCAGTGATGTAAATACCTGTGTTATGCTTACGCATAGGCTTTACATTACGCATTGCGGCTGATGTGTATTGTATAACCTTGAGTAATTTCTCTCTGTCACCAAAGTCAATGTCAATGTCTGCGTTGAGTTTCATCGTGGGGTTGCCAATCCTGCTTTCATTAATTTCATGTATGCTTTTTGCACAACAATAGCTTGTCGTTCAGCATCTTCTACTGCTTTGTGACTAGTACTATGCCCGCCATCTTTAAGACTAACACCTGCAATCTCGTATAGTGTTCTAGTATCTCTGATTGTCCAGAAAGGCCAGGGGATAGGATTAGGCATAGAACTTGTTTGTCTCCATGCAGACTCCATTGCTACACAGTCAAATGACGCACCGTTACTCCAAACAGCACGACGGTTCCAACAAAACTTATACAACGTCTCCATGCATTCTGCAAACGGTATACGTCCGGTATCTCCCAATGCTTCTTCAAGAGCCTCAGGGCTTTGTGTAGACCACCATCGTAGTGTGTCTTCATTAATACTTCTATTGTGTATCTCAGTTTGATCTTCAATCGTAGGACGCAACTCTAGTCGCTCAACAATGCCCTCACCCCTAGGATCAAATCTAACTGCACCAATAGTTAGTATCACGCAGTTTGGACTTGTATCCAAACTCTCAATGTCAATCATTATATCATTAGCCATACGTATATTATACATTGCTCTAACAAAATAATCAACTTATATGGACAAAATGCACCAGATGCATTTTAACCTCCCAACCTTAGTTTACTGTGTAGAAACTATATTATAATGTACTACAACATGATTTGAATAATTTTCTAGACGAAAAATAGATCCTACGGGTAAGAGCAATACATCCTTAGGTTGAACAGTGAATATATCTTCGTTTAAATATACCATTGCATTACCGTCTAAGAAAAAACAAATCTTTTCTTCAGTTATTTTCTCTTTTCTTGTCTTTTGGTTAGGTGATAACAAATGATTAGACAATACTAAGTTATCCAAACTATTATTTTGTGTTACATTAAGGGATTTAGTTTTTTTAACTTGTTTTCCACCTATGTCGTATACCTTCAAAGTATGCTCTTTTTTCATCATTCTACCTTTAGATTTGTGTTTTTGACAATACTAGTCCACTTTGTTTTCTCAGAGTCCATAAACTTTTGTGCATTGTTGGCCTTAATATTAGTCGGTCCCAATCCTACTGCCCGCAACTTAATTTTTGTTTGTTCTTCTTCCAGTGCGTTCGTCAATGCGGCTTTGAGTTGGGTTGTTATATTAGGTTGGGTATCTGCTGATATTGATATTCCAATCCAAGCATATGCTTCTAAAAAAGAAAACCCTTGTTCAGATACAGTAGCTATATTAGGTATTGTAGTGATACGACTGTTGCCGGTTACTGCAATAGGTCTTATTTTGTTAGCGTCAATAAACCCCGCCATAACTGGATTATATACGTCAAATAGCATAGTTACCCTGCCTCCAATTAAATCAGTCATTGCAGGAGCCATACCTTTGTATGATATATGAACCATGTTCAAATTCTTTTTACTTTTAAGTACTTCTCCCAATAAGTGAAGATTAGTGCCTTGGCCAGGACTAGCCCAAGAAGTAGTGTTTGGATTATTAGCAATATACTCAGTTAATTCTTTTAAATTATTAACAGGAATTTTTGTGTTTACTACTAGTACTAGAGGAGAAGTACCTACTAACCCTATTGACGTAAAGGACGATGATGAAAATCCAGCATCTATGTTCAAGATCGGCGACATATTAAGTGTACCGTTGTTTACTAGTACCAGAGTAAGTCCATCGGAATCAGAGTTGACAATGTGGCGCATAGCTAAGGCACCACCTGCTCCTGGAATATTTTCTACTACAACTACTTTGTTTAAATTTCTCCCCAATTCAGGGGCAATAACCCTAGCAACAGAGTCCATGGTCGCGCCAGATGATACAGGTACAACCAACTTGATTGTATTCGCATAAATTGTAGTAGTACATAAAAATGTTAATACAGAAATCAAAAGTTTTTTCATAGTGTTTTATTTGGTAAAAAGTCGTTAAGGTTTCCTATATGAAAACGTTTAAGGCACATATTAAATCCTGTTCTATTAGGATTTAAATATTTAGGAGATATATTTTTGTAAAATAATTTAAAATCACTGACTATCATTTCTGTTATGCGACTCCTCCCATGTAACCTTCCAATCCAGCTATTGAATGATGGTAAGAATGTTTGCGCTTGATCGAACTTTTTAGATTGGAATAAATTCAGGTCATGAGTAGTAGGATATATAAACGGAACAATGCTTCGTTGATAAACAGTTTTGGGAGAATAATCATCGGCATGATCTTTTACAGTTAATATATTAGACAATATTTCGTCGGCCGATAGAGGATTTGTCCTTGTTGTTTTTGCCACTAAGTCTATTACTGCCTTATATATTAATTTGTTTTCTGGTTTTAGCATTTCTCTTGCAACAACGTGCGCTTGCTTAACCATTATTTCTGGAAGTTCATGCGTCCAATAGAATAGCACTCGATCTACATTGTGGTAAACTGTTTTAAAAGGATACTTAGCTAAGTAAACAGCAGAGTCAGCTATCATAGCATACAATCCACCCAGTGGTGTCAACAGAAGCACAGGCTTATCGGTACCCCATACTGAAGCAATTCTTTTTCCTTGTTCTGCCATATCAACTAAGTGAGACAATGAGTCTAACCGTCCATACTGTGAACCAGTCATACCAATCAAATCGCCTTCGGATTCATAGATCCAAGAATCCGATTCTAGATTAACTATATTATTAAAAAAATCTAATACAGTAATTTTAGTACTAGGCGATCTAGTGACAACTTCGTGTAGAATGGGGTATTGAGCATACTTTGTTTCTGACATGTAATTTTCTGCAGCCATATCTTTATCATTCCATTGCCAATTATTGAGGCCAGACTCTGGTATTAATGCAATTACTTCGTCTACATGTATGTTATTGTTCAAAAAAGTCCTAATAACATTGTTACTATCTGCTCCACCACTAAGAAAAACAATTACATAATCATACGCATTTCTGATCTGTTCTGCTCTAATCTTATAAAGTGCATCTAATGATAACTCCGGTTCTACTAACCAATTTACTTTCTGAAATATGTCATCAAAAAAATACCACACTACTTCAGTACCAGTTTTTTGTGCCTCTAATATCGCAGCCACTTTATTAGTACCGTATGATACCCCATTAACTGCATAATACCCCAATTCTGTTTTCATATTTCTTTTAATGCCTCTTCTTTAAGTCTTACATAATATGCAATAGGATTGCTCAGAATTTCTTGATTTTGAGCACTTCGGTATTTCTTATAGTTATTCAATATGATTTGAATCTTCACCTCATCTAGGTCAATTATATTAGACAATGAATTTATTAACATGTTCACATCATCCTGCATCAAGTATATGAATGGAAGTTTGATACACCCATCAGTATACTCTGAGTAAGGTTTGCCTATAGTATAAGGTATTTTACCTAGTATTAATAATTCTTTATGTGGGTACAGTATTGTATTGACCAAATCAGGTTGTCTGTCAATCGGGTCTAGTAGTTTTGCTAAACCATAATATTTTAACATTCTTGAGAATGATATATACCTTACTAACTTACTATTTTTATCTAATGTCCTTACTCTAGACTCACCTAACATATTAGATAGTTCCATTCTCATGCCATGATGCCACATTCTCACGACTTCAATCCTTCTTTTCTCAGTAAGGGGATTTATAGTATTTAGGTCTAGTATATTTTTTGTAACATTAAACAGAACCACAGCAACCTTCTCCATATCAGATTCTTGCGTGATTACTAGAATCTTTGAGTTGGGGAAAAACTTTTTATATAATGGTATGTTTGTAAAATCATGTGACCAAATAATATGAGGTGTAGATACATCAGTGTATTCTGATTTTATCTTGTCTAAATAAAAATCGATTCTATCTTCTTCGCTGTTAAATGCTGATTGCTCATCCACTTCAGTACCAAATGAAAGGTAATCAGTTCCTGATATTTTACGATTAATCAACGTGTGGGCGGTTCCACTCACTCCTACATTAATAGTGTCTGTGTCGTTTTTTAAAACTTTTTCTAGTAATGATGCTATAAAGTTTCCGGATGCGCCCGGATGAAAGACGATAAAAATATGGGCTAAGTCAAATATTTGCATACCGTATTTATTCACATAACTTGTAGTGTGTGTAAATCTTCTCATTCATGCAAATACCATTATGCGTTGACCACCATGTATCTGTGTATCGTTTGGCCCCGTAATGCTTATATAACCAGTTTTCAGTAGTA